GATGGAAGTACCCTGAATTGCTTCTCCTGGTGTCATGCTATATACATTTGCCATCTTAATCTCTCCTTAAATTAATTTCCAAATGGATTCTTTTTCCTGTAATTACCAATCATAGAATCCATCATTTGATCTTCCACACTCTTTGATGACTGCACATTAGCACCTGGTTGTACACCTATTGGCGTAGGTATACTTAACTTCTCTTGTCTTTGACTCATAGTAAGTTGTTTTTGTTTAGCTTCTGGTGTTACTTGACTCAACTGAGTTGAAGTATTACCTTGGCCTAATTTATGTAACTTTACTAAATTATCTAAAGATAAAGAATCTGGTTTACTCATCTTATCTATAAAATCAGCAGCTTGTTGTCCATCATATCCATAATGTGTTTGCAAATCATTAACCAACTTTTGATTACGTAGTTGAACTTGTTGTTCTTCCATTTGTTTTTGCATTGCATTTGATCTTTGAACTTCTACTGTTTCCATATAATTAGCTAAGTTATCCAAATACTGTTCCTGTTTGCCTAAGTATTTACCTGAGGCACTTTCAGGATCAGCCAGTGCTTCAGAATGATCATAATCAGCAGGCTTACGAGGTTTAACAGGTCTTTCTATTGAAGGTGTTTCCTCTTTCGGCTCTTCTGCAGGTGTAGATGTTTGAGCTTTCATTAGCTCTGTAACTTGTGATTTCAGTAAATCTACTTCAGCTGCACGTTTATCTGCTTGACTTTGCCAGTATTTATAACTGTCATTATCACTCTTAGGAACTTCTTCACTTTGAACATCAGAAGGTTCACTCTCATTGACTATTTCTGGTTCTGATTCAGTCTTTGCAACAAACTGCTCAGTTTGCGGTTGACCAAAAACTTCAGCAAAAATGTCTTCTTGTTGCGTAGGTTCAGTTGCAGTCTGACTTTCTACTTGTTGTTCTTGTGAGTTTTCCATGTTTTTTTCTTCTTGCATTATTTATCTCCTAACTCTAACTCTCCATCTCCTTCTGGTACGATATCGAAGATATTTTCTTCTTCTATTTCATCTACCATGTCAGGTGTAACGGAGTTTATCAGATTTGATTTTGCATCATTAAGCCTAGCTTTATATAAGCTGGCTGCCATATCAGCACGATTAGATATTTTATCTAAATCCCCACTGAATTTTTCGACTTCTAAACGTTTCTTAGCATGTACTTCTTCACGTGTAGCAGTCTGTAAGTCTCCCTTGACTTTCTTTAATTCTTCTGCCATTGCTTGCATTTGTTGTTGCATTTGTTGCATTTGACCAGCACGTTCCATAACTCCTTCTATATCTACGAGTTCTGTCTTTTTCAAGACTTCTGTTTGGTCTATTAGTCCCATTTGGTACATTTGCATATAAGTATTTAACAATGCCATTCTATTTGTAGGTAATGTAGAACCAGATACAACAACTAAATCATATCTACCTACACCAACATCATGGAATTTTTTAACAGCTCCATCTTCCATTTCTTTATAAAAATTAATCATTTCTTCTTTTTCTATACCATTTGGCTGTAATAATCTAATAACCTTTTCTTCTGTATATATTTGCTGTATTAATGGTATTGCAACCTTACCACACTGATTTAAAAAGTTTTCTATATCATCTCTACGAGATTTAATTCTACGCTGGCCAAACTCATCTACTACTAATGTTCCACGATAAGTCGACGGTGCACTTGCTCCACTACCCTGCATAAGTTCAAATATACCAAAGCCATATTCTAAATCATATTTAGCATCAGCTTCATTCTTATACAATTCATTTGGTAGTGGGACTGGGCCAGCTACAATCGGTGCACCCAATTCAGCATCAAATTCAATTACACTAGTACCAGCTTTACTCCATTCTTCTTCTATCTGTCTTAAATCAGCAGAACCTCTAGGTATTAATAGCTTTACATTAGTACTTGTACTTGCATGTGCTATAATTAACGAACGTATTTTATTAATATATTCTTGTAATGGTCTGTATAATCTTACATCAGACTCAGGATATGGATTACGATGATGTACATTCATTAAAGGTATAATAGGATAATCTTCTGTAGGTAACATTCTTTTATATAATAAGTGATCTCCAACAGAAACTACCATTTCTATACAAGGTTTCTCAATATCATTTTTAGATATTTGTCCCATTAATACTAATTCTTCTGTAGATACAGGTATTAAAATTGTAGTAGAACCAGGTATAGAGTTTTCATCCTCTTCACCAGCAACTCTTACTGGTGGCTGAGGTATTGGTTGTCCCATACCATCTAATTGTGGTTCAGGTAATACATAATGAAATACTCCACCAGTATCTTCTATAATATCAAATAAATCTAATACAGCTTTATCATCAAAGATAATAACCTCTTCACCTGTAATTTTTCTAATTTTTACATAGTATTTACTCAAATACTGTGCATATTCACTATCATTAAATAAAAATTCTCTTTGTGAAAAAGGTTCATATACATTACAATAATTCATTAAAGTTTTAGTATATCTCTCAGTATACTTTCTTTTTGTATGCATTTGAGTATCGTCATCACCAAAAAACATTTGACCTTCTGTTGCAGCTAAATTTGTTACAGGATAGTCATCTTCGTTATCTGGTTCAGGATTTGATTTTTCTATAGTATCCATATAATCAGGATATACTAACTCTGCATATTCATCAGTCATATATTTACAAACTAAAATATGTGCAGCATCTCTAGCATATACATCTTTAGAATTAGGATCTATAAAAACATCTAAAGGATTAATTGACTTTACACATACTTCTCCTTTACCTAAATCTGCTTGAGGGTCTTGGTATACCTGCATAACTCCCATACCACCAACATAGTAATCATCTATAATTTTTTTAAGTTCTTCATCCCCAGAACACTGTTGCCATATGTATTGAAACAAATCAGAAAATACTTTTGCAGTATCTCTATCAGAATCTTCTCTTGCTGTTGCTCTAAACTGAGGTGAATTATATGTAAGTAATGATTTAGCTGTTTCTACGATAGGGTGAATACGATTTACTACAATCGGTGCTTGGCCACGAGATTCTAAAACTTCTTGTTCTTCGTTAGTCCATTGTGCACCAGCTCTAAATTCTATAGATTCTTGAAACTTTTGTGCCCAAAGTTCTCTTGAGCTTTTATACTCTGTAAATAATTCTCTTGTTAACTCTACTTCTTCTGGCATAGTATAAGCATCTATTCTACCATTATCAAAACCAAAAACAGTTTTATTGTCTTTTTTGTTTTGTTTTCTTGTTGCTGCTGTCTTTTTCTGTATGTTCTGTGGCACGCTTAACCTCTACATAACCCTTTGGTATTTTTATTTGCAAATCAGATAAAATTTGCTTAATATCTAATGAATACTTATCTTTGTCAACTTCCATAAAGTTTTTACTCGTAATTTAATTAATGATTAAAAGTTTGTCAAGTCTTTTCTACAACAATTTCCAACTTTTTTTCTGTGGGTAATAATAATCTGTATCTTCGTATACAATATCGGCATCATGTGCTGGTTTGTAACAATTCTTATTAGCATAATAAAAACCATCTAATAAGTCATCATGCTTACCTCTAGGGTATAATGTTAACTCATCTACTAACGCTTGCATATTATTTTGTATAAATACTTTACCATTAGCAAATATAGGCTGTAAACTTTCTAATCTGTACGATTTTCTAGTTCTAGGATTCTCTTTAATCTCTAGCCCTGGTATAAACATACCTAACTCTTCTGCCTTTTCTTTGATATATTGACGTAACATCTCCTGATAACCTACAGATTCTATTCTAGTCTTAGAACTTTTGTAAGTTTTAAAATTATGTATGATAGCGTCAGCTAAATCTAGAGGAGTCGCCCTCTTTCTGTAATACGGGAGTACCCAACGATTATTATCACTATCAATAGCAATATTGAATATAACACTGTAATCAGCTCCTTTCTTGGTACTAGATGCGGGATCGACACCAGTAAACACGTTTACAGGTCGAATATCCTGCACTTCCTCACCATTTACGTTCGTCAGTACAAGATTCGACAATCCCTGTTCATCTTGTTCTATAAATCCATCATAATAGTTAATATCCTCTGCACGAAACAAATTATCTTCATCTCCTACAATTTGGCAAAGATATTCTCTGTAAAACACAGATAATCTATTAATACTATCTAATTCTATCTTCTTTTCCTTTAATTTATCTATGGGCCATACTTCAGGCCATAGGGCAGTACCAGATTCTAGGTCAGGACTAAACATTAAGTTTTTCCAACCTTTCATATCTTTTAACGTTTCAACCATACATCGCTCGTGCTGCGGAGTACCAATGACAATGATTCTACCAGTAAGCGGGTCAAGGGATGGAACACCAGATTGCAACAACCAACGTAAATTATATTCCATTGCTTCTGCAGTCTTTGTATTGTTCTCGTCTTCAGGATCATCCAGTACCAATAACGTTGGTCTTTGGTTTCCATGCTTTATACCTCTTATTTGCTGTCCAGTTCCTTTACATATTATTAAACTACCATCTTTAAGTTCTATTTCTGTGTTTGTCCACTTTCTTGCCGAGTTCTGTCCCCAATACCCAAAAAAGTATCTAAACTCCTGTGAATAGTCTAATACATCTTTTATAGTACCTAATAACTTTGTAGCATGTGATTGCGTTCTAGATACTAGTACAATTACTTTGACACCTTTATCAAACATCAAATGCCATAATGGATATACACCAGCTACGATAGAAGACTTTGCATGTCCACGTGGTGCTATAATATTAATCTGTTTTTCATATCCTAACAAACTATTTACTATATCATAATGAAACCCTGGTGAGTTTTCACTAAACATATTAGGCATAACCATTCTACCGAACAGAAGCATATCTTGTTCCATTTCTAATAATATCTTATCTTTATCCATCAATCTTTTATAACTACAGTAAGTTTGAAATCTTCTGCTACTTCTTTAAGTACGGTTAAGAACAGTATCATATCATCTTTCTTACCTTCTAATTTAATCGTTTTCTTCATCTAACATTCTCGTTTGAGTTGCTTTTAACTTTTTAGTCTGTTTATCATATGTATCAGCTATTTGATGTGACATATCCATCTCTATAGATTCTGTAACTTGTTTATTCTTAGGTTGCATATCTAAAAATACAGACAACTCTTTAGCTGCACGTATCATATTAGCTGCATCTTCTTTTACTTTAGCTACATCTACTGCGTCTTTCATCACATCTAGTACGTAACCTTCATCAATTTCTTTGTCAATTAATATTTCTTTTAACTTATCAGCCATAATTTTTTTAACCTCTTTAGTTTTTAATAATTTTCTTACAGCAATCTCTGGTTTTTTCTGATCAGGCCTATATATTCTACCAATCTTCTGCATATCTGGTGTTTCACCTGCCATTTTGTATGCTAGAAAGGCATCTATTGCTAATTCTGCTCTATCTCTACCTGCTTCTAGCTCTGCATAGCTCTTTGTAGACACATTACTGTAGTTTTTACTACGATAATGCGGTTCAAACTCTAACTTAGCAGTTTTTTTAGCCCACTGCCTACCATATGGAAACACCATTTCAACATTTGTACCGTAAATGTTACGCTGTAAACACTCAGCCACATAACCATCGTCACTAATTCCCCAATCACCAGGGCTACACTCGTTCCAGTGTTTGTATATCTTACCAATCTTTTTAAATTCTTCTTTGGTATATACTTCATAATCAACGGATTCAAAGTTATTTGCTTTCAGTCTTCTTGTTATCTTTATCATCTAATGGATATTTTTTTTCTAAAAATTTTATAAAGTCTTCTTTGTCACCTTTCATGTCCATATATTCATCTAGGGCCTTATCACCGTTGTAAACTTGTAATTTTAATTGCTCTAGTTGAAATATTAAAGAACCCATTAACTTTGCTATCTCTTTAATACTAGGTTTTTTAGTTTTTTTCTGTCCTGTTATCATTTTTTACTTGACATCCTTATTTTTTCTTAGTATACTCTAAGTACTACTTAACACATGTGTATGTATACTTTAAGTACTACTAGTTGATTTCCCTAAATACACGTAAACCCAATTCCAATGTTTCATGTACAAAATCTATTTCAGCCTGAGCGTAGTGCTGCATCTTAATATTTACATGTTCTTCATTATCTGGATCAAACTTTACTTTAATCCACTTATCTTTACCTTTATCATATTTCTGTAAAGATCCATCCATAACCATATCCCACAAAATTTTTCTAGGAATTTTCATCATAATATTAATATACAACCCATTTTTTAAAAATGCAACTAGAATGTGTGTGCGTGGTATATATATAAGGTACCCCCCATCGTTATACGCCTTGTTATCCATACAAGGTTGAAAAATGTTAAATTAACTAGTAAAGGAGTTAAATATGGATTATGTAGTACAGCCTATGATAGGCAATGAAGTATGTGTTAATAAAGAAGAGAAACCAACTAAATTGAGAGTTATCTTTGATAGTGCACCTGATGAAGAAACATTTAAGATGTCTTTGTCCAGTATAGTTGAGAGTACTTCTGATTTGTGTGATACTAGTAACTTTGATACATCAGTTCTTAAATGGACAGGTTATTTCTTTAAATGGAATAATGATAAACAAGTTGCTACCTATATTACACCAGGTGGTAATGCAGTTAGATATGTAGGATTACATACTAAAGGCAGTTTATAGATAGATAGAGAGTAGGTGTAAAAGCCTACTCTTTATATTAGATACCCTACAATACACGCAGAGACGTGGAAGGAGAAGTCATCGTGAGTTATTCAGATAAGAAAGACTTAGTCAATCAACTAATCCTAATCTTCTCAGACTATGATAGAGTTCAGTTAGATGATAAGGTTATGAATAAGATAGATAAACTAAGCAAACCTGAGTTATTGAAAGCCGTAGAACAAGTAGATCGAGACGGTAGAGTAGTTACTTATAGTTGTATAAAGGAGAACAGACTATAAGGAGATTACTATGAGATAACCGCATATAGATACTAGGTAGTGTAATGCTACCTAGATATCTTTAATATAATATACCCTTGCAATACAGCAAGGAAGGGAGTCGTTGTGAGTAATTTAATTATGTTAGTAATACTATCAGCAATCTTGATAGTCTCATTCTTTTTGTTAGCCATGCTAATGATAAAGATGAAGTTTGATTTACAAGAGATGTATGATAAGTACCAGTTCGAGAGAGTCAAAAGACTTGATGAACGTAGAAAGTATGAGATGAAAAGACCTTATACTACAAGAAGTGAATACCTGACTAAGGAGTTGTTTGATGATGTCCAAAAACAATTCAAAGACGAAGCTTAGACAGAAGAAAGTTACTAAGGCTAGATTGCGTAAACTTGCAATAAAGCTTAGTAAAGAAGAGAAGCATCAAGTAAAGAATATAGAAGATATAATGCTAGATGCTTCAGAAAGTTATCGATAGATTCGGTGGCTGATAGTGCAGTGAAATAACTACAATATAGGTGTATTCTAGACGATGCATCGGTGCACTTGAGTAGTTAGAGTAGCTGCACTACGCTTAATTAATGCAAATAAAGCACAGTTTAACAATAGTGGATAAGGTAGTCGGATTTGCACCCGATGAACTGCATATGTGGAACACTATAAAACTAAGTTATAACCCTTAGTCTGTGCTTTATAGAAAGAAGGGAGTGGATATGAAACCAAATATTATAGAAGTCTTTTACTCTCAAGATATGTTAGAAAGTTATGAACATCGTATCAAGATGAAAGATATATTCAATATGAATTTAGATTTTACAATAGATATAGATCAGATTATTCGTGTTGAACAGATGTGGGAACGATATCATAACAATACTAACTGGTGTTATTTTGGGATACCTAAGACTGATGAAGAGTTGGTAGAGGATGGAATGTATGGTAGGCCACCAGATAAATATAGAATATTTGGCCCAATGATGAAAATAGATATAGATTTATTTAGAAAAGCATTGTATTATGAAAGAAACAATATATCATATCAATTCTATCTTGAATTTGCAATAAAATATATTCATGTTAGACTGAGGAGGTTGAATGGATGAAGTAATAAAGCCAAGAAATAAAGCCCTTACAAAAAAAGAAAGAGAAGAAGGTAGGCTAAAGTTCTGGAAAAGATATGGAGCCTGGTATGCTTTCTGTTACAAAAAGAATGGCAGAAAATCTTGGATAGATAAATTTGATAAACAAAGTAATCAAGATAAACAAGGATGGTGAATATGTATTATGATGTAGAAAAAGACATAGTGTATTTTGCTTGTCTTTCAGTAGTAGAACTAATGTTTTTATGTTTATGCATTGTTGTCTTATATGAAGCAATAAAATATATTGCAAGGATGGTGCGTAATGGAAAACAATAATGAAGAAATACTTAGAAGATTCAAAGAACAAATGACATGGGCTGGTGAACAGTTAGTATCATGTAAAGACTTGGAATCATTTGAGTTGAGAGATGCGATAGTCAATAAAAGTACTGATGTTGCATCAAAAAGATTGGATGATGGTAAGAAAAAATACTTACATCAAGTACCAATAACTTTGGAAGAATGTTTCAATGCAAATCGAAACAATCTGACAGAGTCAATAGAAGAAGTAATAGATGGATTGATATATGTAATAGCTGAGACTATTTTACAAACTCAGATTACAGATGAGATAACATCTAGTTACTTAGAGAAAGCTAAGGCATATCAGTTTTACAGCTTGTTTTTCCTAATGGTAGCTGATATGCACGACAAAAAAGGAAAAGAAAATGAGTGATGAAACTCAAGTCCAGATATCTGGCATTCGTTATAAGGTTAATTCAACAGAGTGGGTTGTAGACACATCAGACACCGCAAGAGGTTTGAGTAGTGTTCGTGATCTAGTAGAATACTTACAGACAGTTGATCCAGCTTCTTACAGTGGTATTGATACTGAGAATCCTCAAGGTAGTATCAGAGTCAATATGAACAGAGCAAACTTAAGAACATTGTTAACACCAATGCATCCATCAGCACCAGAAGGTGAGAGATGGGCGTTTGTTGCGTTCAATACTGAAAGAAAGAAAGGTGGATGCCTTAACTAGTAATAATAATAGAGGGGTAGTGTATGCTGCCCCTCATAAACGTAGGAGTGTTTATGTGGATTAAAGAAAGTTGGGATGATGTTGAGATAAATCTTGACAACATTTCACAGGAAATGATAGTAGGTCCTTCTAATATGGTAGCACAAAGATTATCTAGCATCAATGATAGATATCTTACAGCTAGATATATTGGAGGTAACAGGTCTATGGTAGAACCTATAAAGCCTCTAAGTTTTACAAGAACTTACAGATGGTCACCAGGATACAAAGATACTATCAAAAAAGTTCTATGGGACAACTTGTATCAGTTTAGTAAAAAGAGTGGTTCACTAGAAACAATGTTCAATAGAGAACGCAATGCTCAATACAATACTAATCATTTCAAAGAACAATTGTTGCAAGTAGATGATTTATTGAAAGAGCTTAGAAGTAGAAAGGCTACAACAGATACCGATGTTGAAACAGCAAAAGGTATTGTTGCAGATTTGTTAAGTAGAATGCAAGAAAAGATGGATGAAGCAGAACTTATATTTGGATTGGATAAAAATATTCAACATGAGTTTGTATTCAGATATTACAGAAATGAAAGCATGGAAGATGAACCTACTGAAGAACAAGTACAATTACTTAGATTCTTGACTGGTGAACTTGAACTTAACTTGACATACAAAAATGTAGAAATACCTATTGTTCATAGTCAATTGAATAAAACATATGGTTCATTGGAATATTGTCATGATATATCTTTGACATTTAGTATGCCATTTTATATTGTATTTCAGTCTTTGTTTACAAAAGATTTTGATACATTGAATGGTAATGATGTATATGGTGAAAGATACAGAACACAAAGAACCATTGATAATCATTTGCTTGGAGCAGGTTTGTCTACAAACAGAAGTAGTTTTAGATACACTGACAGCTCATTCTTGGGATGGGGTGGTTGCAAAGAAATGAATGGTTACAGATCATTTCCATACATCAGTTCATCTAATAGAGATATAGAAGATATAGATAGAATGCATCATGTATGTTATGGTAACATGCAGAATGATGTTCAAAATTCATTTGTTAGATTAGATTTTGTAAGTCTAGCAGATAATATATCTCATTGGATGAGTTATGATTTGTATGATACTAATCCATTGAATCAACTTACATATTCATTTGTTACAATACCAGCAGATAAATTTAATGCTGATATTCTAGAAGACTATGGTCAATTTAATTT